TGCCATCCGATTACGAGAGTTGGGGCATGGTTGCAACCGAAGCAATGTGTAGTGGTATTCCAGTCATTGCAGCCCCTACATTTGGGTTAAAAGAGAACTTAGGAATTAACGGTATCTTTGTGGAAAGAAACGACATAGAATCGTGGATAATGGAGATAGAAAAATTACAAGGTAAGAAGGAATACACCGCCGCAAGTGATGCAGCAAGGAAACGAGCAAAGGAACTTTCCGACCCTACAAAGTTGGAACGGTTCGCACAATGGATAAAGAAATTTGTAGATAAGCATAAACATAAATAATGGCATACAATATTACGTTAGACTATACCAACACCGAAGTAGGCTACATAAACGGCCCAGTTACCGTTGCACAAGCTAAAGCCTATTGTAGGGCTGAAAATACATCTGCAGAACAAGATACATTATTTGCGTTGTGGATACGAGCAGCACGTACCAAGATTGAACAATATACGGGGCTTTCACTTATCCCACGCAATATCGTTGCCGTACTTACCAACCCGCAGGGTAATATGGAATTACCGTTTGGGCCAATAACCAATACGCCCACATTCGTAGATAGTGAAGGTGTAGCGCAAGAGATTACAACAAGAGGTTTAGACTTCTTGTACATTCCCCAACCCGTACAATACACCAAAGCGACCTATACAGCGGGTTATGCGGATGGGGAGTGTCCTGAAGAATTACAGATAGCGATAATGATGCAAGTATGCTTTTGGTGGGAGAATCGTGGGGATCAACCTAGTAATGCCTATGCCCCTGGGGTTATAGCGATTTGTCAAAAATGGAAAAGATAGTATGAAGAAATACCACAGACAGAATATAATAGTTGCGGGAAACCTCAAAGACCGCTTAACGCTACAACAGCCAACGTACACAAGCGATGGGCGTGGTGGGCGTACTACTACGTGGGGCAATGATTACACCGTATGGTGTCAGGCGAACCCGAACAAGGGAAGTAGGGAACTTGAACAAGCGGCGGTTAAGTTTAGTCAACCCATTCAGTTTATTATTCGTGTACAAGAAATACCCCTAGCGCAAGATTGGCGTATTGTATTCAATGGTAAAGCATATTTGATTCATAGCGTTCACGATATTGACCAACGGTACGAATATTGGCAAATAACGGCTTATAGTGATGCGTTATGATAAGTTTAGACCTTAAAGGAGTAAAGGGTCTACAAAAGGCTATAAAGGACAAAGAAAGTGCCTTAACTAAAGGTATTGATGCACAGATGGCTGCGAGTGTAGCAACAATCAATACAGAGCAAAAAACATTAGCCCCTTATGACTTTGGGGCATTACGTTCAAGCATAAAGGAAACCAAGAACGCACCATTAGATTACACGCTAAAGACGGAGGGCGCTGGTAGCGAATACGCACCCTACCAAGAATTTGGAACGGGTGGTTTAACGGTTATACCGCAAGGATTGGAGAAAGAAGCGTCACAGTTCAAAGGTAAGGGCGGTAGACAAGTTAATATGCGACCGCAACCATTCTTCTTCGCACCCGCTTTTAAAGAGTTTAGGGAGTTAAAGAAACGTATAGAGCAACTACTATCTAAATAGTACCTTTGCATTATGAAGAATCCTTTTAAATATCTCATTCCCGCTTACTATACAGCCCTTAACGGACAGATAACCATTAACGGTACAACCTTACCCGTTTACGATGGTATGGCAGCCCCTAACGCTGATTCATCATATATTATGATAGGCGAACGTACAAGCAGTCAATTAAACGCTAAATGCAGCTTTACAAGTGAATGTTTTGTATTGATTGATATTGTACTAAAAGGTTACGGCTATGGGTTTAAGGACAGCGAAGAAGCGGCGGATCAAATCCTAGATATTATTAACAGTAACGCCAACCTTGTTCCATCTAGTTCATTCCAAGTGGTTACTACAAGCGTACAAAGCATCAATAATCTTAGCGGTTTAAACGATGCGGATAATGTGTTTAGGACACTCATTCGCTTCCGAAATGTAGTTACTCAAATTGCTTAACTTTGTACAAATCTTTAAATTATGTCAAAAGTAAACGGTAGGGATATTCTAATTGCCATTGACCTTGCGGGTGGTACATCATACACAACTGTTGTATGTCTTACGAGTAACACCATTACCAACAGCGTTACTGAATTGGATGGTTCTGCTAAATGCGGCAACGAGTTCGTTCCAGGGGTTAAGTTTGATGCTTCCATAGACGGCGAAGGGTTCTTAGTTGACCCCGATACTGGTACACCTACAAGCAAAGGTTTTCCTGAATTGTACACAGCTTTAGTAAACCGTACTATTGTTGGTATTAAGTTCGGTAAAGCAACCCCTACAAGCGGCGAAGCTGTTTATACGGGAACTGCCTTTATCACTAACTTAGAGTTGTCTGCACCCGATGATGAATTGGTAACCTTTACCGTTACATTCAAATGTGCTGCACCTCCATTTACTCAGACAATCACTTACTAATGTTTGAATTTAAGCTGAAAGATAAGACCGTACCCCTTAAATGGGGTACTTGGTCTATGAAAAGATTTTGTGAGATTAAAGGTATTACCATAGGTCAATACTTTGATTTGATTGGTAATGGCAACATTGCGCTTGAAGATGTAGTTATTATCCTACAAGCGGCGGCTGAAATGGCAACCAAAGGAACGGTTAAGTTTACCGAGTTTGAGGTATGCGAATGGATAGATGAAGATGGCGGTATTGTTAACCCTAACGGACAAGTTAAAGCGTTCTTTCAATGGATAGCGGATAGCCACCTAGTCAACACTAGCGAACAGCCCGAAGAAAAAAAAAGCGAAGCAGCGTAACTGAAACGTGGGATGATTTGCTTATTAAAGCGGTTGAGATTGGAATAAGTATAGAGGACTTTTGGCAGATGACATGGAGAGAGTTTACTATCCATATCAAAGCGGATGAAGCAAGGGAGTTGAAAGAATGGCATAGAACAAGGGCAATAATGCACATGGTTTATGTAATGAATACGGGCGATAAGGTCTAAACTTATCATAACGCATCACTATAAGCCGTTATTTGCCAATATTCATAGCGTTGGTCTATATCGTGTACGCTGTGAATCAAATATGCTTTACCGTTGAATACGATACGCCAATCTTGCGCTAGGGGTATCTCTTGTACACGAATAATGAACTGAATGGGTTGTGTAAACTTAACCGCCGCTTGTTCAAGTTCCCTACTTCCCTTGTTCGGGTTCGCTTGACACCATACGGCGTAATCATTACCCCACGTTGTAGTACGCCCACCCCTACCATCGCTTGTGTACGTTGGTTGTTGTAGCGTTAAGCGGTCTTTAAGATTCCCCGCATTGATATTGTTCTGTCTGTGGTATTTCTTCATACGTTACAAAGGTACAAAAAAGCCCCGCACTATTACAGTACGAGGCGCTGCCAAAACGCTAGTTTAAATGATTATTTAATTAAAATAAGATACATTACCCCCGTAAATGATAAAAAACTCAATACAAGACAAATAAATGAAGTGTAGTATATAAATGAAATTGAATCATTTTTTTCATTTAGATTGTTTCTGTTTTCCCATTTAGTAACGGTTTCAAGCTGTTGCTCATAAATCATTCTATCTTGTCTTGAAATAAGGCTTTTATACTTTTCAATCAATATTTCACTATCTGTTTTTTTAGATAATAATTCTTGATTTCTTGAGCACCATTCTTTAATAGATTCGGCAATTTGGTCATTAATAAATTGGCATGATTTAACTTCGTTTGCTTTCATGTTTTTACGTTTTGTTTAACGCAAATTACATAACTACATTACACCAACCAAATTTATCTTTTCCATTTTTGACAAATCGCTATAACCCCAGGGGCATAGGCGTTACTCGGTTGGTCGCCACGATTCTCCCACCAAAAGCATACTTGCATCATTATCGCTATCTGTAATTCTTCAGGACACTCTCCATCCGCATAACCCGCTGTATAGGTCGCTTTGGTGTATTGTACGGGTTGGGGAATGTACAAGAAGTCTAAACCTCTTGTGGTAATCTCTTGTGCTACACCCTCACTATCTACAAAGGTCGGTGTACCCGTTATTGGCCCAAACGGTAATTCCATATTACCTTGCGGATTGGTAAGTATGGCAACGATATTGCGTGGGATAAGTGAAAGCCCCGTATATTGTTCAATCTTGGTACGTGCTGCTCGTATCCACAACGCAAATAAGGTATCTTGGTCGGCAGATGTATTTTCAGCCCTACAATAGGCCTTAGCTTGTGCAACGGTAACTGGGCCGTTAATGTAGCCTACTTCGGTGTTAGTTGCGTCTAAAATAATGTTGTAACCCACGTTATATTGGTTTATGTTTATCTACAAATTTCTTTATCCATTGTGCAAACCGTTCCAACTTCGTAGGGTCGGAAAGTTCCTTTGCTCGTTTCCTTGCTGCATCACTTGCGGCTGTATATTCTTTCTTACCTTGTAATTTTTCTATCTCCATTATCCACGATTCTATGTCGTTACGTTCCACAAAGATACCACTTTCATTAAGGTTCTCTTTTAACCCAAATGTAGGGGCTGCAATGACTGGAATACCACTACACATTGCCTCTGTTGCTACCATACCCCACGATTCATAATCGGATGGCATAAGTAGTATGCGGGTCTTGCGATAAACCTCTCTTATATCGGTTGTG